AACTTGCCATTTATGCACCTTCCTCTGGTGGTATCAATCCTTCTTGTTCTAATCTTGTAACTGGGTCTTGGGCTCCGGGTCTAGGAGTTCCGGGAGGAACTGCCGGACCGGGAGGAGCAGTCGGAGCTACAGGTGGTACACCCATCATAGCATTAGGCATTACTTGAGGGGAAGCAGTTGGGCCGCCACCCATTCCTTGTGGTGGAGGTGGTGAACCCTCTTGTGGTTGTGGTGCAGGTACGCCTTGAGCCATAGCTCCAGCCTGTTGCATCATCTGTGCCTGTTCCATTCCTTTAACTAAGAACAATCTTTCAAGTTCACCTTGATAGAACTTAGCTAAATCATCTCTGCCTTGTCTCTGTGCTGCCTGTAACATTGTCCACAGTGTAGCTTCAGGTAAAGTTCTTTCTGCTATCTGTGCGTTAATTGCGTCATCCATCTGGTCAGCAGACTGCAAACCAAGTACATGGTCACGTATAAACGTATCTGACAAGAGTGGGGTTTGTCCTTCTCGTGCCATCTGTGCCATTGACATCTTTGTCATATCGTCTTGTGGCAACTGACCGATAAATTCTATTTCAGGGTCGCCTGCGTTCTTAATAATATCGACAGTTATTTCTTCAGAGAAATACATTCTGTTCCTGTCTTTACCACTAACTTCAACAGCTTTGTATGCACCAGTAAGATACTGGTCTGTAATCATTTTAGCTATGCACATATACGCACGTTCAAGTGACTGTAGTCTAGGTGCAAGTTGTGACTCAACACCTTGTCTTAGTGTGTTTATTGCAAACCCTGACAATTGAAATTCTAATTGTCCATAAATAGAGTGTGGTAATCCACCTCTCTGCATTTCACCAGATACAAGTCCCATGAATACGCCTGACTCTCTAGCCATCTCTAATAGTCCTAGAGGTTCAACGTCTTCTCCCTGACCAAGAGCAATCTCTGAGCCTTCTTTGTATGGGTCTTCTTCTAGTGTTTTAGTTCCGTCACGAGACTTAACTTTTAGTCCTTGTCTTCGTGAACGAGCTACAAGTTCTAACATAACACTCATCATAAAATTATGTTTTTCAAATAAGTCTCTGGTTGATTTGTAGCATGATTCACCAAAATCCTCTATGGTATCTTGGTTTCTAGTATCTGTTATAGCTTGAATCATGGGTGTTGCACCGACCGGCCCAAGAAATACAGGAACTTCATTAGCTCCATGTTTAGTTCTTTTCTTTAAAATAGTTGAATCGGTACAAACAATGTTGTCTTCTTTGTCATAAAAATCATAGACATCAATAGGTTCATCTGTATCATCAACTGAACCCATGTCTTTTCCGTAAGTTAATTTAATTTCTGAAGGAGATTTCTTAGATTTGTAACAAGCCCACGACAAACCATCAGCACCTTCACCCCAATAAGTATGGAGCGGGTCCCAAGGTTGAATATCGACATATGTTTCTCCCTTTTTATTTTTAACCAGTAAGGCTCTACCTGAGTACCAACCACGTAATGTGATGTACCAAGATAGTTGTTTCCTTACTGTAGGTTGTAATCTGTTAGTTAGTCTTTCATCAGCAGATTTTAAAATGCCAATTAAGAATTTTTCTTTAGCGTCATTGTTTTCACGCTGTTCTCTTTCTGAGTTATTGTAAGGTACACGTACTACCATTTCAGCAGAGGTTAGCCACGAAATAAGTTTGTCTGCGTATACCATAGGTTCGTTTGAGGTGTAAGACTGGTAGCCTTCACCTGCGTCAAATTCTTCTAATCTATATAAATCGTAGTCATCATCCATGCGTGTACGCATAGGTTCTGTTAAGTCGTAATGATTATCTACTAACGATATAATTTCTTCTGGTTTGTAATTAGCCATTTACCACTGCCTAACCTTTATAGTTTTATTATCGGTAATATAACCATACCCATAACGATTAATTAATCCATAAATTACTGCTTTAACACCATGATTATATCTGTCTTCAGGTGTTTGTCCTACAATATTACCATCTCTGTCCATCTTCCATCTATACGCACGAGTCTGTCCGTCAAACGGATTAGGTTTAACGCCAAACTCTGATAATATTCCTTCGCACTTTGGGTTAAATATTATCATAGGTTCTGTTTTAGATACTGGGTCAGTCTTTAAAAACGACTTTAATCTTTCAGTTCCTTCGTTAATTCTAATCTTTTCTGAGTCAAAATAGATACCTGTTCGTTCTAGCCATACTTCTGCGGGTGCAGCCATAGCTTGGTGTTGATAACCTGCGATATCAATAACTCCGAACTGTGCATCTCTCCACCAAGGTCGTGATTGTGCTATATCTATAATTTCATCTGTAACCAGATTCCTTTCATAGATTTCGTCTATCACTCTTACTTGGTCATTAACTATCTGTACTATTTCACAGGCGTATGCTTCTGAGTAACCTGGGTCTATCCATATATGTACAGGTACATCTGGTTCGTACTCTACATCACGTACATGAATGTCAGGTCTTACTTCATTAAATACCAGTCCTTGTGGTGGGCTAGGGATACCTTCTATTCTTTCTAGGAAGAAATCATCAGAACTAGCTCGTTCTAGTGCTAATATCTCTGGGTCTTGTCTACCACCTGGGTACAGATACTGGTTAGAGTAGCTAGGTAACGAGAACGCTTGTTCGTCTACTGATGCTGAGTGTTGCCATGACTGGTACATTTGTGGATACCAACCTAGTGAGCCTTCAAAAGTACCCGCTAAAAACATCCAACCTTTCTTTGGTGCACATCTACCACGTAGTCTGTGGAAAGTTTCGAGGTCTAGCTGTGATGCTTCGCAACCAATGATGCCATTAGGTGCTCTCATAGCTAGTGTTCTTGGGTCTTTAGCAGACTTTGTTTCTATTCTTGTGCCGTCTGCTAGTACAATTCTGCCTGGGTCTACTCTTTTAGTTGATTCTTTTAGTAGTCCTAGGGTAGCGAAGTCTTGTACTAGGTATTCAAACTCAGCTCTGGTACGTTCGTAGTCAGCGGCAACTAGCCAGAACAGACCTTCTCCATCTGTTTCTAGGAATCTACCTAGTAGATATTTAGAGGCTACCATAGATTTACCAGCTTGTTCACCACCAGCTACCAAGATAAATCTTTTCCTAGACTTCAGTATTGGTTTTTGTAAATCAGTTGGAGCAAAATCTACTTTGTCATAGATAAAATCAGCTAGTTCATTAATCTCCACTTTTGCCTCTTAATATATCTTCTGCTTGTTGTTGTGCTGTTTTAGTTTCAGCACTTTCGCTTTCATCAAACTTAATACCTTTAAATTTAGATTTAAGTTCTTTCATAATATCTTTAGCAGTCTCGTCATTTACCTGTGCGTTGTCTTTATACTTGTCAGGTAGCAGACCTTTGAGTGCAAATATTAGAATAACTGGGTTAGATTTAGGGTCTTTAGCTCTTTGAAACAAAGTCAGTTCTATATCTTCAGCAAAGTTTTCTTTAACGTCATTAAATCTACTAACAAAATCAAATTTATCATCTCGTTTCCAACGTTTGTAGGTGCTTCTACCTATTCCTGTTTCTTCACAGGCACGAGCAATAGTTCCATATTCTTCAAACGCTGTTAGAAATAAATCTTGTCTAGCTTTAATTGCTTCAGGATTATTCCCTGGCATGTCTGGGACAGCGTTACTAGCCATTAGTAACTTCTCCTTTTCATTCCTTTCTTCTTTTTAGATGGTCTTCCACGTTTTGAGCCGTATGTACCTTTTCCTTTTGGCATTACTTACCTACCTTTTTCATAGCTAATTTATGTGAAGCACTAAAAGTTTTGCCTTTTTTCATTTCTTTAACCATTTGCTTTAAATGTTTAACTGTATGGTGTTGAGAATGTTTTTTCATAGCATTAGTTTGCCTTGCAGTTAGCCCAGATACGGATACACCTTTTAAATTAGGAGATTTTTTTGTTTTGCTTTGGTTAGTCTTTTTATTTTTAGGCATTTGTAGCTCCTACCATTTTACTTTATCAGCCCAATAGGCTGCAGACATTTTACCTTTGGCTATATTTTTGCCATGACGAGCTTTAAAGGATTTGCGTCTGGCTTTTTGTTTAGCAGTTTTAGGGTTTTTACCGGCTCCACTTACGCCTTGTTGCCCGAATCTAATAGTTTTTACTTGTTCACCAGACTTAGCAACTACTACGTGAGACTTAGTGGGGTGGCTAGGTGTGCGTTTTGGCTTGTTGTATCCAGAAACGCCCGCTCGTTTTAACCTTGAATCTGCTTTTTTTGCCATAACTATTACCTTTATTGTGATGATTTGTTACCTGATTTAACTCTATAAGTCCAATAAGTTGGTTCATCATCTTCCATTATAAGATACCATATATGTTTCTTACTACATTTATACTTAAACTTGCCTGACTTTGGATATTTACTAGATTGAGAGCGTTCCCCACAGCTTTCGTAAGGGCAATTCATCTCATATCTTAAAGCTTTATTGCCATGACCATTAGTAAAAGTCATCACGTAAACACTTTTTCCGTCTTTCAGGTACCTCTGACCATATTTACGGACAATAATCGTGTCTACTTCTTCATTATCTTTTCTTTTTATCTTGTAAGTAGGGGCAGTTGAATAATCAGTATACCCACAGATAATACATTTATCTCCATCATCCGTAAGCATAGTCGCCCCAAAACACCTACTACAACCTCTTATCTTAACCATAGAGATGATGTTAGCATAAACGAGGTGGAAACGGAAACTAGGGCGTGGTGCTTTGCCTCACCACCATTGACCAATCCGTTCAGTACGTTGCCCTAGACTAATCTGTGCCTTTCCACCACCCCTTTACACAATGTGATATAATAACCTCGAATCTTAGTTATCTCCTATCCAACTTTGATTCCCCCCTTAACCCCTATAAGTCTAGCTTCCACTTATAGGGGTTATTTATTTCAGGAATTATTCTTTTAACTTAACCCTTGACAGTATTAATCTGTATTTTGTATAATTTATCTCCCAGGAACTAGTAACTAAAATTACTAAAGTTAATAAAAAAGAATAGAATAGAATAGTTACTAAGATACTAGTAACTAGTTACTATACTATTCTTCTCTTTTTATATTTTTTAAAATATACAGTACCCAGAATCTAAACCCTAGAAACTATCCCTCCCTGCTCTTTTATAGAAATTAAATATATACAGGTATAGACCAATCACCTCCCCCAAATACAAGACCTCCCCCCACCCAAAGTTGTAGTCGCTATCGCTCCTGTTATTGTTACTGGTGGGTTATTTTTTTATAGGAACTTTTTTTCATGTATTTTAGTTACTATATCTGTATTCCTGTTATTCTGTTCATATTCAAGAATCTAAGATTATAGAATATTCACAGGAATTATATTTCAGTAATTAAAAGTACAGTATCTTAGGTACTGTATCTATATTCTGTTCTTTATATTCATGTATCTGTATTCTAGGTTACTTTTTATATTAGTGTCGTACAATTCATTAA